GGGAGACTAGGGAGGGTTATAGACATGTGAAGAACAAAACGCTTGACAAGGAAAATGCAGAGCTAAGGGGAAAACCCTCCCCAGGCTCCCCGGCCTCCCTGAGGCGCCAAATTCGAAGGATCGACCATGGACACACAGACACAATCCCGCTCTGGCGCCACCATCGCCCTGGGGGAAGCTCAGGCGCTCAATATCCGCCTGATCGGCACGCTGGCGGCCCGCCGGGTGGGGGAGGGCCGTGGCGAAGGCGCCCGCGCCACCGCTGGCGCCGCCCGGCCGCGCATGGACCTCACCGAGATCACCGAGAACCGGGTGGACGGCAAGGCGGAGCGGGTCACGCCCCTGGGGCGCAAAACCGCGCGCATCCGGCTTCCCAAGGTGCTCCAGCGCCTCGATCGCTGCGATCCGAAGCGTCTGGCGTCGGATGCCTTTGAGCACGCCTCTGAAAAGATCGGATCGGTGGCCGCCAGCTCCGCAGAGGCGGCCAAGCTGGATGGCGGTGCCGGGTCCACCGATGGGGGCGCCTCCACGCGCGTCCGCCACGCCACCACCATCCGCAAGGTGGAGGCGGCCCTGGGCAAGGGCAACGCCCTGGAGCCCAAGAACGCCCGCGGCAACCGCCGCCCCATCACCGCCCTCAAATTGGTCGAATCGGTGGTCCTCGATCACATGGACATGAAGGCGATCCTTGTGGGGCACGGCTGGAGCGGGCACCGCCGTGAGATCGGCCAATTGATGACGATCACCGAGGAGATGCTGGAGAAAATGGCCGTGGCCCTGGGGATCGTCTGATCTGGGGTTTGGTACATCCCGGCCGATCTTTTGACAGAAACGGGACCTCACCTTATAAGTCGCAATTACTGATTAAAGGTGTGTCCGGGAGGCGGCGCCCTGAGGTGACACAGAGCACCCGGGGCGCCGCTGAACGTTTCGGCCTTTTGTTACGGTACGGACAAAAAACTCCGAGGCCTGCCACCCATGAAAATCACCGATCTCTCTGGCGAGTATGTACTGGCGACCGTGAGCGCCATTGCCGCCACTGTGATCGGTGCTGGGTGGGCCTTCATCCGCAAGGTTTTCACAGACAGCCGCCGTCTGGCGCTCTTGGAGCAACGCCAAGAACTCCAGCATGAGGAGCTGGTGGCCGCGATCGAGGCCACGAAAGAACACAGCGTCCGGGTTGAGCGCTCCAATGAGGTGGCCATTGCCACCCAGGCAAGGATTGTCGAGATGCTCTCCGAGATGCGCAATGAGGATTGACATAGACCCCGCCAGCGCCATGCGGGGGCTGGATAAGGTAGGCCGCGCCCAGGTGCCCTATGCATCGGCGCTCACCATCAACACACTGGCCACGGGCGTGAAGGATGACACACCCCGCCAGATGGAAAAGGACCTCGATCGCCCCACGCCTTACACCAAGCGGGGCATCTTTATCACGCGCGCCTCCAAGCGGAAGCTCTCGGCTGTTGTCGGCTTCAAGGATCGCCAAGCCGGATATCTGAGGCTCCAGGCAAAAGGTGGCGTGCGTCTCCCCAAGGGCCGGGCGATCCCCGTGCCAGTGAAACAGCGGCGGAACAAATACGGCAACATGCCCCGCGGGGCGTTGCGGCGCGCTATTGCGAACAATGACCGCGTTTTCTCTGGTAGGGTCCGGGGGGTCTCTGGGGTGTGGAAACGGCTTGGCCCGAAAGGCCGTAAGAGCCTCAATCTTTTGGCGGTCTATGCTGACCAAGCCAACTATCAGAAAGCCATGCGCTGGAGTGAGGATGAGGTGGAGCTGATCCGCCGCCGCCTCCCCCACGCGGCGCGCCAAGCGTTCGCCCGGGCCTTCGCCACCGCGCGCTAACCGCTCAACCCCTCTCGGGTCCTTCCTGGCCTTCCAGCGCATGCGGGTAATTCGCGCCGCATGTGTTTGGTGTGTGAGCAATTTTTGGAGACTGCGGGTTAGGGTTGTTGTTGTTGTGCCCCGGCCCCGCCTGGAAAATCGGAGGTCACGGTGGACACGCAAGCGGAGGGCACGGCCGCGGCCGGTGAGCCGCTTGTCAATATCGCCGATGTGGCCAGCGTCTACGGGGTGTCCCAGAACACCATCAAGGCCTGGATCAATGACCTTGAGGACCCCATGCCGGTGGTCACCAAGGGCGGCAACGGGGTGGCCTATGAGATCAGGCTCTCCGAGGTCCGGGTCTGGGATGAGACCCGCAAGGCCCGCGCCGACGCCGCGGCCGCCGCCAAGTCGGAATTCCTCGCCCAGGAGCGGATGAAGTTCCTGGGGCTCAAGCCTGAGGATGAGGGTCAGACCGGGCTGAGCCCGGCACAGATGAAAGAGCTGGCGCAAGCCCAGCTTGTGATCATGACGGCCGCGGAAAAGCGCCGCGCACTCATCCACACGGATGAGGTCCGCGATCTCCTCAACAGCCTCCAGGGCGAGTATCGCGCGGGGCTTGAGGGTCTCGCCGATTGGATGGAGCGCGAATTCGACCTGGACGGAGAGCAAGTGGAGCGCGCGGTTGTGTACCTGGAGGGGGTCATGAATGGTGTCCTCCGCCGGATCGCCAAGGCAAACCTGGAGGAGGGCGAGGAGGCCCCGGATCAGGGCGCGCTGTTCTAATGCCGGTGCTCACCCATCTCCGCGGGGTCCACGATCTCCCCGCGATCCCGCCTCACCTCACCGCCCAAGAGGTCCTGGGGCAGGTGTTGCCGTCCTGGAAAACCTCACGGCGGACGCCGGTCACCGAGGCCGCCGCCAAGTTCATGATGGTCAACGCCAATGGGCGCTGGGTCAACTTCGACCCGGAAACCACGCCCTATATGGTGGAGCCCGCCAATATGATGATCTCGCGGCTCTATCGCGAGCTAATCTTTCTGGGACCGGCGCGGGCTGGAAAAACCGTGTTCCTTTTGTCCTCTCTGGCGCACACCATCATGTGCAACCCGGGCAAGGTCAAGCTGGTGCATATGGGCGAGGTCCCGGCGCGCACCTGGGTGGACGCGGAACTCGCGGAGATGATCTCTAACTCCGACGCGATCGCCGCGCGGCTGGGGACCGGGGTCTCGGATAACAACACGTTTTCGAAGAATTTCGACGGCGGCACAAACCTTGAAATCACGTGGCCCACGGTCGAGAGGCTTTCCAACTACACGGTGCGGGACATGCTCCTCACCGATATCGACCAAATGAAACTCAACATCGGCGGTAAGGGATCGGCCTTCGCGCTGGCCGCCAAGCGCACCGAGATCGCGGGGTCCGGGGGCATGGCGGCCGCGGAGTCGAGCCCCAGCCACAACATCACAGACCCGGACTGGAGTCCCAGCGGCCCGCATGAGTTGCCGCCCGCGCCGGGGATTGTGGAGCTGTTCAACGGCGGGACCCGCGCCCGGCTTTATTGGGAGTGCCGGAGCTGCGGCCATGAGTTCGCACCCCATTACGATCTCCTGGAGTATGACGAAAATCTCCCCCCGGCGGAGGCGGGGGATCAGGCCTTTATGGCGTGCCCGAGCTGCGGCGAGGTGATTGAGCACCGCCACAAGCCCGAGTTCAACCGTGCGATCTTGAAGGATCGCGGCGGGTGGCGCCATGAGACGGCGGACGGCGGGATCGCCGCGATCGAGAGTGGCGAGGTCAAGAGGTCCCAACGGATCAGCTACCACCTGGATGGCACGGCCGCGGCCTTCGCCACCTGGGCGCGGCAAGTGGCCAAACTTGAAACCGCCCGCCGGACCTTGGAGACGCTGGCCGATGAGGGGCCGATGCAGACCACGATCAACGTGGATCAGGGTTGGCCTTACCTGCCCCTCGCGCTTCGCGAGAAACGCAACCTCACGCTGGAGGACCTCAGGGCCCAGGCGCATGGAACGCCGCAAGGGGTGGCGCCGAAATGGACCCGCTATGTGATCCTTTCGGCGGACGTGCAAAAGGGCAAATGGGTGGTCCAGGCCACCGCGTTCGGTGAGGGGTTGGAGGCCCAGATCATTGATCGCTTTGATGTGCATCAACCGCCCCAGGACGCGCCCAACGCGGAGGGCCGGACCGCGCGCCCGGACCTTTACGTGGAGGATTGGGCGGCGCTCTTGCCGCTTCTCGATCGGGTCTATCCGCTGGAGGGCGCGGAATACGGGCTCCGCCCCATGGCGATGGTCTGCGATTTCCACGGCGAGCCGGGGGTTTCGGACCGCGCCACCGAATTCTGGCAGGGTCGCCGCGCCGCCGGGGAGGTCAAGCGCTGGTACATGTACCGCGGCCACGGCGGTTTCAAGGCGCCGGATCGCTACTGGTACAAAGCGCCCACTCGGTCCAACACCGGCGGGCAAGCAAGGGACATCAAGCTTTTCAACATCGCCACCGACCGAATGAAGGACACGGTGGTGGCGGGGCTCACCCGGGTCGAGAGCGGCCCCAGCGCGATCCATGTGGGCGCGTGGCAAACGGATGAGCACCTGGGCGAGCTGGTGGCGGAGGTCCGCACCTCCAGCGGATACGAAAAGCGCAAGGGCGTGGTCCGCAACGAAGCGATTGACCTGA